GGCCCGAGCCGCCCCCGCCACTCAGACGGTCCAGTAGCTCGAGCAGACCCGTCAGCGGCCCTTGGCCCAGCACGGCGTTCAGGGTATTGACCTGATTCGTCAGGTCTCGCAACTTGCTACTCACCGACGGGCCCGACTCGGCAATGTTCTTCTGTTGGGTATTGACCTGGTTCAACAGCTCGATATAGCGCAGCGTCACTTTCTCGCCGTCCGTCAGATTGCCGAACACTTGCTGATACGCACCGGCATTGGCACGCGCGGCCACTTGCACATCGGTCATGCTCAACCCGAGCTTTGCAGCGGCGGCCGCGTTGCCCTGTAGGGCCTCGAGCATGGCATTCAGCGCTGCCGAGAGCGATACGTTGTGTATGTTGGCCAGCTTCTGCGCCGAATCGGTCAATCCTTTGACCTGCACGTCGGTGAGGTGATATTGCTCGGCCAGTGGCCGGACCGCTTCTACTGCAGCGAGAATCTCTTGTTCGCTGAAACCACCCGGCAATTTTGAAGCGGCTAGAGCATATTGCTGGTATTGCGCCGCCGCCGCACCGAATGTGGCGATCAGCGTGCGATGTGCTTGGTCGACAGCGATCGCTTGCTGTAGAACGTTGGTGAGCGCCGTCTGCAGCAGATTGCCAGCCGTTGTAGCAATCGATAAACCACCCCCGACACCAATCGCAGCCGTAGCGAAGCGAACGAATTCGTTCGCAGTGACGTGTGCAACTCTGCCGGTTTCTTCCTGAGCAGCAGCGTGCTCGCGCACCACAATCGTGGCTGCCCTAGTCGCCTGGGTATGTTCTTCGACCTGGCGCGTCGCTTCGGGCGTGATACCGAACGCCGAAGGCCCAAGCGTCGGCCTCGCGCCAATCTGTGCCTCGACCGCTTTGACCTGGGCTTGGAAGCCTTGTAGTGTCTGCGGCGCGGCGGCCATTGCCTGTCGCAGCACCCGGTTCGCGAATTCCTGTTGTGCGGTGACTGTCTGCAGCGACTGGCTAACCTGCTGGGCGCCACTCGTGTCGGCGACCGTCTTGATCGTGACCCTGAGTTCTTCTTCGGTCGCCATCAGCGTGTTAGCACTTTCTTGACCTGGGGTGGATATGCTCTCGCCACTATGGAATGGTTGATTGCCTGGGTGACGCTAGCTGGCGCTGCGGGCATGATTGGCGCATCAAAAAAACGCGGCTTCTTCGGGTACTTCCTGATTGGCCTCGTGTTGCCAATCATCGGCATCGTGGCAGCGATCGTCGCCAAGCCGAATAAAGTTGCCGAAGAACAAGCCGATCTTGAGACTGGCGAGCGATGTCGATGCCCATACTGTGCCGAATTGATTCGAGTCGAGGCGCGGGTCTGCCGTTTCTGCAGTCGTGAAGTCATGCATCGTGAGCGAACTGTCGGCGGCATCGTGTTGAGTGAGGATTGGGACCAGCCATAGTCAGTCATCCTCGATAAAGACCACGTCATCGCCGGGCGCCATGCTCGTCCAGGCCGCAGCGACTTCGCCCTCCACCGCGAGTATCGATAGGACGTGCTGACGCCGATCAGCGTCGACGTCCTCCCAGTACAGTGGCCCAGTGCCCTCGAAGCGATCGGCGAGGATGATCGGCACATACGCGACTGGCGGCCCTACACCGCGGCGCTGGTCGCGTGCGCGCCGTTGGTCCGAGAGGTAGTCGCGAAGCTCGGCTCGCGTGCTTTTGGGACAGCCGCACTATCGGCCATTGCTTCGACGTAACGCAGCACCAGCGTATTCAGGATGTCTATCGGGAGATCCCGCGGCCCGAGACCATCGCGCGGCAATGGCAATGGCTGGCCATCCTCATCGAGCAGATTCCAGCCGACGACGATCTCACTGAACGCCTCCCAGAACTGCTCGGTGTCCTGACTCAGGAAGGCGTCATACGTGCGCGCGCGGACGTTCAGTCGCATCTCGGCGTGCCAACCCGGATAATCGATCTCTTCCAGGTCGATGCTGGCCGTCTTGATCGGTAGGCTCGCCGACTTCACGGCCACTAGAGGGCGTTGATCATGTTGCCGTTGGAGCGCCAGTTGTAGGTCGTGCCCACCGCACCATCGACGGCACTTCGCAGACTCATATCCACCCACGCGGGCCCGGCGAAGTACTTGGTCATGGCATTACGCGATGGATAGATCGCGATCTGGCAGCCGTCGACACTTTGCGACGCCGTACGCATGGTGGTGTCATCACTCGCCCAGAACCCGGTAAACGTGCCGTTCGACGCCGGAAAGCCCTGGACCGAGGTCTTGTTCGTCGCACCAAATTCGGTGGTGTCGATGTCGGTCGTCGAGTTATCGATGGTGAACTCTCGAAGCGCGCCGACCAGGACCGGCGAACCCGCGCCCGAGGTGGAGGCGTAAATGATGGAGGTCTTACCTGCGTACTTGACGGCCATGAACGATCAAGCTCCTTTCGCGAGGGACCGATCGTCATAATCGTCGAGATCGGCCAGTAGTTGGGCCGCACGCGCGGCGAAGGTGTGAGGTTGTGCGAGGTCTCGGGCTCGGCGTGCGGCGTAGCGTCGCGCCGGCGAGTCCAGCAGGTAGGCGCGCAACGTGTCCTCGAGCTGGCCAGGATTGAATACTGGCACCGACTGGCCGAACGTCTCGGCGAGCTCGGCGCGGTAGTCCGAGACCTGGAACACGCCGCAAGCGGCCAGCTCGTAGGCCCGCGGGTTCAAACTCTCGGCATGCGACACGTGGCGCACCCCGCGGCCGTAGGTCTGGCTCGAACGGTGCAGATTGAGACCGATCCTGGCCCGCCTGTACAGCGCTACGGCCCTGTCATTAGAGACGGGGCCACCTCGTACAAACTTGCGCAACTGATGCCGGGAGGCGAGCAGCGACCAGGTGCCGTACAGGCCCAGGTCGATGCCCGTCCAGTCGACGGCGGCGAGCTGCTCGATGCGTTCCTCGAAGCCCGTTCCGACGAAGACGACATCGTGCGCCGGCAGCGACTCGTCAGAGACGAGCGCATGGTGCCGCGCCGGGTCGTGGGCGTGCCGTACATACGAGGTCTGACGATTGCCGCGAATGCGCCGCCGGCCGTGCTCGTCGTAGACCTCGAGCCGCAATCGCTCGACCGAGGTGCGCTCAGTGGTCCAAATCACGTCTACGAGGGCCGCCAGACGCGCCTGAGCGTCATCCTCGTAGGGTGACTCGGTCAGCAGCACACACGTTCTGAGACGCGCCCTACGCATCAATTCGAGCACGTCAGGGTGAAAGTAGCTGCCGCTGATGACGAAGACCCAGTGGACGTCGTAGCGCAGTGCCATTTCGAAGGCTTCGATGCTGGCGCGGTACACCGTGTCCGGCCACGTCGGCTTTCTCTCTGGGTCCTTGCCGCGCGCCCTCCAGAGCTTTTGTAGCCACTCGCGCGTGAGCGTTAGCCGATGCTCGAGGCTGTAGTAGAAGACCTCCACGCCCGGCTGGGTCTTGAGCGCGGCGAGATACCCGTCTTCCACGTCTTTGGTGGAAAACGACGCACCGGCACCGACCAGCAGGACGCGCAGGCTCACGTCAGCCGCCGCTGACCCTCTTGCTCGGGTCCGTCAGTTGCGGGCCTGAGACGCGGACGCTCGGATCGGTGATGCCCTGGTTGCCCGTGGGCTTCGGCTTGGGACCGCTCGGCCGCGGCATGCCAGGCTTGATATTCCAGGACGGCAGTGGTGATGATGGCATAGTTGATCCTTTCAGGGCGTGATGACCGGTGCGCAGCCGCAAGTCGCGGCGGTCTGGTAGTACGCGAGCAGGTTCCCTTTGCTTTCCTGGATGACCTCCACAGGTACGTCGGGCGAAAACGAATGAATGGCGCTGTACACCGAAAAGTGCGGGCAGCGCCACGTCAAGACTTCGACACCGGGGCCGCCGCTCATGTGGTCGTAAAACGCCTGGTACTGCGGTTTGACTTCAGGCTGCTGCGTTTGAATTGGTTCCGTCATGGTTTGGTAGCGTCCAATCCGAGCTGATACCAGGCGCCGACGGCGACCCGCGAGTCGTGGTGGCGATCGAACTCGCCGACAACGTGGAAGTTCGCGCGAACGAGCGCGCGTTTGAGCGTGACCAGGTCGTATGACCACTGATGGTGCGACGCCTGGGCCGTCGAGAAGATGATCACGTCGTTCAGATCGTCCAGGTCGCGCAGGTCGCGGTGCTGGCCCGCGGGAAACTCCACCGGCGCGGGCTTGTCGATGACATACCGACGGAAGCACTCGGCCATGTCAGGGACCATGATCCCGAGCCGTCCGCCGGGATGCAGCACGCGGTGACACTCGCGCAGAAAGACGTGCGCTTCCTCGCGTGCGAGGTGCTCGAGAAAATGGCCGGCGTAGATCTCGGTGACACTGTCGTCGGCCCACGGCAGCGGCGGCACTCTGAGTACCAGGTCGACACCGGGATAGTGCGTCTCGTCGATGTTGGTCCACCCCGCCTCACGCATCGGCAGGTCGCCACTGCCGATGTTGAGTCGCACCGTGCCCACGCTCACCGCCACCAGAGCTGCCCCTGCTGCGGACGCGCGATGCTGACGATCTCGTCCACCCAGGCGACGTCGCCACCGCTGTAGTTGAAGGCGCGCGCCGCGGC